AATAAGCATTTGATTACGTGAGTAATTACGTAATTGAAATTCATTCGAACAAAATTGTTCTGGGTCTAAATCAACAATCTTTTCGATTCGCTTTGGACCCAAGGGCTTTTGCCTTCCGCCAGTAACAAATACGCTATCTTCACTCAAGAAGTTAGGAATACCGTCACCCCTATCACCCTTCATGATATGCTCTTTAAGAAACAGCTCTGCATTATTTGTACGCAAGAATTTTTTCTGCATAGGGCTATATTGTTCAACGTTTGCAAATTTCTGCAATTGCATAAAGTCTTTATCTGATGATAGGATGAGAATTTTCTCTGTGCTATCATTCATTAAATGAGTACCATATTTATGCGAAATAGTACCTATAACATCGTCAGCTTCGGCACCTTCGACTTGAATTACTTTATATGGGAAGTTTTCTTTGATTTCTTCTTTAACAAGATTCAGCGTACTGAAAATCATTTTCCAATCATATGGACTAGCATCACGGTCTTTCTTTCGGCTTCCCTTGTAGTATGGGAATACTTCTTTGCGCCAGTATTTTCTATCGTCGGCGCAAATGACAATATCGCCATACTCAGCACCAAACTTTTGGTTGTATCCTCGTAAGGAGTTAAGCACCATATGGCGAATCAAATCTTCTTCGATTACACCGCCATTTTTAGATACTTGTATCATTAAGTTACTAATCATAACTTGATTTAAGTCAATCAAAATCATCGTTTATTACCTTTTTCATATAGTACAAATAGTATATAGGGTTTAATTATATTTGTCAATCACTTTTTGGTTTAGTTCGAATAGTTAATTCGTCAGCATGTTTTTGGATGGGGTGTTTGATATATGATGCTCTTAGTAACATCGAACGAAAGGCTTCCATCGTGTATGTAAAATCCTTAAAGAATTCTATGTCTTCTGATGCGTAATCAAGTTCAACCAAAACTTCATAGATACTATCTGCAACATCCCGACAAATACTGTCAACTACTGCAGCTTGTTTCTTGGCTGCAAGCTTTTTGAATTGGTCTAATTCCTTTTCCGCTTGATTTCTCAATACTCTATCAAGCGGAAAGTTGACAATATTATCTTTATCGGGCATTACTCTATATTACTCTCAGTAGTACGGTCTGGTCGTTGATTCGACCATTCGCAGCTTTTTCGACTGCATTAATCTCGTCCATCAACTTACGCAATACAATCTTACCACCACCGAGAAGTCTGGTTATAACCTCTTCAGGTTTTCGTAGTCGCTTTCCGATTGAGGTTTCTGGGTCATACCCAACTAGAGTTGTCCCCTTGACTGATAGACCATCTCTGGATAGTGCATTGTAAAGCCATAGCGTTCTTGTCTTTGCGTTGAAAGCCCAAAGCTGTGAAGCGCCTACAATCTTCGTTGGGTCTACTGACACAATCTTATATTCGGTCGATTCTTTGAGATATTTAACCTTCTCAACTACCTTATGCACTGGCTTAGCCTTAGTTTTTCGTGGCTTGCGTACTGTTTTGGTGTTGCTTGCATATCGCTCAATACCATCATAAATGGAACGTAAGAACTTAGCATAGCGTTTAAGGTTAGTCTTCTTAATGTGACTATAACCCTCAACAAGCTGCTCACACTTTCCCTCAAGAGCCTCTTCGATTTCTTCGACCTCACCTCGTAGCATATCTAACATCTTCTTGGCGATAGGGGCATTGATTGTATTTTTCTTACAATACTCATACGAATCAAATTCGCCCTTATATCCGTTAGTAGGAAAGTCATCAATATGAACATCAATCTCAGAAACATGCTCACGGGCTACGCCAGCCATTCTCTCTTGGATTGAGGGTGGCTTGGGCTTTGAGTCTTCTTTGTTGGATTCTTCGATTTCTTCTTCTTTTTTCGAGTATCCAATTCGAACGACCTCGGCGATATTTTTGGATATGAAATTCTTGTAATCGGTTTTACCATCATCACGGGTCAATCCATTTTCTATCATTCTACAAAGACTAACTGTAGTACACCCAATGCGCCAGTCTTCTGCTTTTTTTAGTGCAGCCATGTCTTCTTTCGAATAGTCATTGGCTTTCATGTATTCAGATACGATTTTGGCTGAAGACTTTCTTTCGAAAAAATAACCATACCAAGTCAAAGCCCGACCAATTCGAGCATTAAACTCATCCACAGTAATATCGAACTGGTCAGTCCAATGCGGCTCAGGGCCCATTGCAACCATGTCTGGTGTTAGTGTTTGCTTTCGTTTTTGCTTCGCCATGCGATTTCCTTACACTATTATCTATATGTTAAGAATACACTATACAATTCTACTTGTCAAGGCTTTTTATTAGGCTTGTCCACTCTTGGGTGCGTAAATCCCAATTATAAAACGTATTAAAATAGTTGGTTTGCATACGCAACATCTTTTGCGTACTTTCATTTCGATAGCTTGCAATAGCTTGATACAATACATTCACAAACAAATTTGCATGGTCCATTCGATTTTCATTGAAGCCATACATGAATGCAAAATTCGCACATGTTTCAGGTAGTGCCGCATAGTTTGGGGCTACCGTCAAACATCCAGCTGCCAACGCTTCAATAGCTGCGATACATGACGTTTCTTGCCAAACACTAGGGTATGCAAAGATATGGGCATTCTCAAGAGCATCTCGAATCTCATCATTGGATACAGTGCCATGATAAGTAATTCCAGGATGCTGCCTGCATCTTTCGTATAGACTTTCGAATGGTTTGTTTCTATCGCCCCAACCATAAATATCAAAATTAGAGTATACATGAAAATGTATGTCTTGTCTAATCTTATAAATTTCTTCGAATGCCGCTACAGCAATATCCAACCCTCTATGTGGTGTTGTATGATATATGATATTTATCACATCTTTAGGTTTCTCATGTGCAGAGAATGGTTTGATTGCATTCTTTAATACAACCCCCTCTGAATAGGGAATGCCTAAATGTTGGTTGTATTGTTGCTGTTGCCAGTTTGATACAAATACAAGTTTAGAGAAACGACTTCGACTCTTTACATCTTTTAAATGAGCAGACTCTGGGTCTCCTGGTAGGTCATGAAGCCACAAAATACTGGGCTTAGACTCATCGACTTCACGAACCCGTGAACAAATGATTTGTACTGAATCTCGAACATCTTCTGGTAGTCTATCGTATAGACCGTACTTCATCAACTCAGTACCACCCATTGCGTTTTTGGATAGTTCATCTGTAGTTACCGCCTTTTTAGTAGGCGGCGTTTCACTACCGATTGCTCTATTTTTCGCAGAGGCAATAGTTACCATTATACTGCTCCAGAACTCTTAACATCAATCACAGCATCAACCCGAAATGAGCGCCAGCCAGACTTATCTAAGTCATATGCGGTAATCACTTCTAGATTTTCTTTTCGCTCGGAACCACCCTTTGGTTGGGATTCTACTGGAATCTCGTTCATATTTCGGGTACATAGCATTTCACGAACACTACCATCTTTCTTTGTGAAAGTTACATTAGCTTGACCTTCACTCAAAACTTTTACAATATCATCACGATTCATATTATTCTCCAATTTCATTAACATATTTTTCAAACTCAGTATAACCACCTACATAAGTTTCGTCTACAAATATTTGAGGAATTGTTTTTGCGTCTGGAACAAGTTCCAATAATTCCGCTTTACTATAATCCACATTCAATGTGTAATATTCATACTTCATCTTTTTTAGTTCAGCTAACGCAAGTGCCATCTTGCAGTACGGGCAACTTTTGTTTCCGTAAATTTTTATCATGGATTAACTCCTATTATTGAATTGTTTTGAATTCGAATAAGAACAACAGCACCAGGATTAAACGATACGTATTGCTCGTACAATATTCCAGAATATTCGAAATTTATAATCCAGCCGTTTTGAACTCTTCGCTGGCGAGGAACTTCTTCGATTGTACAACTCTGTTTAGCAATTGCACCAATATCATATGGAGTCGCCCGTGCCCGACTAATAGTTCTACAAACCTTCTCTTGGACATAATACTTTTGAATTTCATAAGACCGTCGAGAATGAGTTACTCGAACGGCCGTAACATATTCGTCTTGGATTTGAGTAATGCCAGACGTAGTGTAATCATATGTAGTTGATTCGTGTATTACTTGAGCACCACTAGATGCACACCCACTAATAGCAGTTGCTGCTAGAAGTATCATTATCTTCTTAATCATATTATAGTCCTCAAAACAAATATCCCACTCTGTTATTTTACTAAAAGAGTGGGATAAAGTCAAGGGATATTTTGGATTTATTTTATTCGATATTTCTAGATGCTACAATTCCACCTCGAACTGCAGCCCCTAGCATAACTTGTAACCAAAATGCAGAAGCAACAGTACCAATTGTATATGGAATTGCGATTGCAAATAAAGTATTCAATGATGCAATTGTAGCTACAGAAAAGAATAGAAGTGCAAGAAATATTGCTACCAGTTTACCTATCATAAAGTATCTCCTCAATTAAATATATTCAATATACCAGACTTACCAGACTCTACTTGTTGAGCCTCTACGTCTTGCTTAACATTATCTAAGGTTTCATTAGCTTTGTCAAGGGCATCTTGGGATTTTTCATAGTAATTTTTGTAAGCAATAATGATTGCTTGTTGTTGCTGAATATATGAACGAATTGCACTAAAGTTTACACTTATATTCTCATAACCTTTATCAGTTAGTGCGAATAGCGCAACTGGTCTTCCATCGGATTTTAATCTTTCAAAAACTTCTTCATAGTTGTCCTCATTAATAACAATCCACTCAAAGTCTTTAAGAGCAAGTTCATCCGCATCGGGAAGAATCAACTTAGGTCGTTCAATTGGTGTAGCAGAAACTTCTATACGCTTAGTAGTTGAAGAACACCCACTAAGGAGTGCTATCACCAGGCCAAAGCCAAGGACATTCGCTATTAAATTCGTTCGCATTTTTCGCATTCTTTTCACTCTCTGTAAGTTCAGAACCAGACAATAATTCAAAACATCTAGTAGCTTTGTTAGATGCTCTTGTAATTACTCGCTCAACTAATCCTGGTTTAGCTGCGCCCAGTACACCAAGGTCATGGCGCTCTAGTTTATTAGCTAGAACTTCATTTTGCCTTCGTATTGCAGAAAACTCTTTATTTACATTTTCAAGTTCTTGGCTTGCCGCTAAAATATCTTTTTGTAATGATTGGATTGCGGCCTCAGAAGTTTCGGCCGCAATCTCAAGTTTAGCATTATTTTCTTGCATGATAGCCATGCGTTCTTGTGTATCGGTGTAATACCAATAAAAAACACCACACAATACTAACATCATCGCAGCTGATGCTGCAGCAAGCTTCATGCCCATAATACTACCCTAAAAGTTCGCCAAATGTGGCAGGACCAGCAATACCGTCTGCTGTTAAACCATTTGCTGCTTGCCATTCTTTCAAAGCACGTTCTGTGCCTGGACCAAAATCGCCATCAGCAGTAATACCTAAAGCTTCTTGCATAATCTTTACGCCTTCGCCTTTAGAGCCTTTACGCAGTACACCAATATCATCTAAGATTTCTGCAACATCGTCATCGTCAGCTGCTAAATCTTCAGCTTCCATACCGAGCACTTTCATTGCATGAACATACCGCTTTTGTCGGTCTTCTAGTCCAATCGAACCACCATTGATTTTCTTGGTCATGCGCTTAACGTCATCGCCGTCTGCAATGTCGTTTAGGTTGTTTGTGTCCCAGAACCAGCAAGCTGACTCAATAGCACCTGCTGGAGTTGCTACATATTCTGCTGCTTCTTCTGCTGTCATACCAACACTCTTGCCAAAGGCAGTATAGTTATGACGACCAGTAAGTTGCTTCAAGCCACGACCACGGAAACGCCAACCATCGCCTTCTTCTACATTGCCCATTTTATACTTACGGAATTCGTCCATGTAAACGTAGTTGGCAATCTTCGATGCCTGTCGGTGATACTCGTTTGCATCACGCTTTGGTGGTGGACCGAAGTAACGCCCAAACACTGCACGGAGTGCTTTTGCTGAATAGTTTAGATTTTCTTCTAGACGTTTAAAGCCTGCACTCTCATGGGCACATTGGCTTAAGAAATGCGCTACCCTACGTTCTGTAGTAATACCGTATTTTGGCAGTAGTTTGCATAGTGCGTCATACCAGTTGTCAGCATCGTCTGAAATAATTTCAGCTAGATGCTCTTTTGTGAAGTCAAATTCAAAACTCATTTTATATCCTTTTATTTAAACTAGTCTTCGCAATCATTAGTAATTGCCTCAACTCGCAATACATAGTTGAACCCAAGCATATGGGTAAAATCGGTAAGAATAGATTCTAACTCTTCTAAATTTGGAGCATTTAGAATGTTACATCGTTTAGTAAATTCCCGAACTTCTTCTTCTCCAGTCACACTATTATATATAGTATGAGAAAAATTAATTACACTATGCTCATCTTTATAATTCATCAACTATCTCCGTTTTCCTGTCATAGGGTCAGCAACTTCTGCTTTAGACAGCACTTGAATTCCGCCCTTGTTATATGCTTGACCGATTACATATTGAGAAGAAACTTTCTCTTTATATGTAGTGTCTGATTTTGGAGCGTTTCCGATACCATTCCCTAGAGATGGAATGTATTCCGTCTCTCTTCGATTGTCTTCTCGTGGAATGTATGGAGTGAATTCTTTCTTTTTTGATGGCTTTTTATCTGGGTCAATTCCCAATGCAATTAGGCGTTTTTTATGAGCGGCTTCACGCTCTTTCCACCCGGGCTTCTTTTTAGCCTTACGCTTTTTTGTGCTATTTGTTGTGTAATATGCTGGCATCAAAGGCATACTAGTATCTCCATAATATAATTTTGGGATACAACTTTTCTGTTCCAAGGCAAGTTGCCAGCCCGTCAGATTATGCTGCTAGAGCGTAATCAGAAGGAGCAAAGTTATCGTTTGCATTTAGTTTAGTTGGCATATTCGCTGCCACCCGACTAACTCCACGCATCTATCCTGTCTGTCGATTCCTAATTCAGCCCCATCAAAAACACACTACCCGCTTTATCAGATACGTTCCAGACTTAACTGGAATAGTGTGCTTTTGGTGGAGCTGTCGGGATTCGCACCCGAGTCCAGTCCAGTCGTCAAATTGCTTCAACGTTAGTTCTTTATTTATATCACTAAGCGATTTGTGATATAGATAAAATCATCACAGAGAGTGTTACAACTCCAAGTATAGACATTAATACATTCTCGCTACAATTATTCATACAATCTCCGAATTGTAATATGGGTAAGTTGTTACCTCAAGTAACAACTGTATATATCATTTTCGAGAGTTTAACTAGGTAAGCTTCCTAGGTATGTAAAGTTATCTTTAACTACTTCAAGCTTAAACAAGTAGTTCCAACTATTAGAGCCAGGGTCTCCGCCACAAACTTCTCTAAACCAAGACTGTTCTACAAAGCACATATCTTTTAGCTTTTTCGTTGGTATCAAATACAAAGACTTTATACCAGAAGGTTCATGGATTTTATACAAATAGAAGTTGGCTTTCGAAACTTGAATGCCAGAATCACGACCCCAACTTTCATACTCTACACCAACGTTTCCAGTTCGTTGACAGCTGAAGTCTTCTTTAATCTCAATAGTAACTTCTTTTTCGCCTTGGGCTTTAGGCAACCTAACCTTAATATCATAGTCGGAATTATTGCACATATGAACAAGTTTAACGTTCTTAGTTTCTAGATAATCCGCAATCTGCCGCTCTGTCTTGTTTGCGATAGGCAAATCTTTTTTAAAGTCGTAGTTTGGGGTATGCATAAATTTCTCCGATTAGTTGTATGCTATAATAGCACCATCTTCAAAAACCATTGCCAAATCTTCACACTTATCAAATACAGCCATAACAGCTTCTTTACTATCAAAGTAGGTATCAACTTGCTCATATGCACGAACTATCCGAAGAAGATATGTTTTCATAGTTTTCTCTTTCTTTATCAACGTTACATATACATCATAACCCATAAAGAAGTTTTTGTCAACCCTTAATTTGGAGTTTTTAGGTATTTTTCTACCATCTCCAACATATCGTCATACTCTGCAACGATTTTCATTTCGGACTCAATTGCTTCCATAATATCGGGATGCTCACCGATTCCTGCGGGATTTGTTAGATAAACTTCGATATTGGCGAGGTGTTTATCAACGTGACCTTTTGCATGACTTACAAATGCATCAATTAGTTTCTGTCTCATATTTTTTCCTTTATTCATCCAACTTTACTGTTACGTCATAGCCACCTTTGCGCTCTGACCACCAGTCGTCTTCACGGTCATAGTCAGATTCATTTACAAACTCCCAGAACATATCATATTCTTCGTCGGTAGGCTCTTCACCTTGTTGGTCCATGCCACCAAACAATTCCTGGTCTTGCCATGACATGATTTCGATGAAACGATTGACAGAACCGAACACTTCAATCAACTCATCTTCGTCAACTTCGTACATTTTATTAGACGTTACTTGATGCCATTCACTTACTGTAAATGCTAACATTATTCATCACTCCATGGTTTATTCAAATCAATATCAATGCCCATCTCTTGGAATAGGTCTTCAATCTTTTCGTCAGAGACTTCATTCATAATGTAGTCTGCAAACTCTTCAAAAGACTTTTCATCTTTACGATTTACTGCATCGAAGTTTGGATAGCCCTTTTCATATACGGGCGCTTCAAAATTGTTCATAATATTATCCTTTAAATCCAATTAGTTTGAGTGACCTAACAGCGTACTCACCTCTACGGGCTTTGGGTGTTTCAGGGTTTCTGGTTTGCCACTCTCTACTCTAAACCCTTTTTCGATATTATGGTACTCCCAGCCGGACTCGAACCGGCACTCCAAAGGAAACAGATTTTAAGTCTGCAGTGTCTACCTATTCCACCATGGGAGCATTATTGTATTGGAGGTGAGGACGGGACTCGAACCCGCATTGTCATACGACTCGGATTTGCAATCCGGCACATAACCAATTCTGCCACCTCACCAAATTTGGCGTCCCCGGTAGGATTCGAACCTACGACCACATCCTTAGAAGGGACGTGCTCTATCCAGCTGAGCTACGGAGACATTAAACTTTTATTTAGGGATGTTCTGATTCCCAATCCCAATCTAATAGAGGCTCCGAAAATTCATCACACCACATGCCATCATATTCTTGTTCAATCATTATCCAACCACCATATCGTAGATTTCTTTCCAGTTACCGACCCGAACAACATCTTCTTCGATGAAAACATCTGCGTTATGTTCATGGGCCATAAGAATGCTCTTTAGTCCGAGATTTGCACCAACGTGGGCATTTTCAACTTTATCTTCTACCCAGAAACAACCAGTGTCTGCGTAGACTTCAAGTTCTTCGTCTTTATCAGCACCAGTATCTAAGTAGACATACTTCTCAAACGCAGTATCACCGAACAACTCCCGAAGGTTTTTAGTCCGAAGATGTTGTGCATACTGGTCGGTACTCAAGCTAGTAATAGCGTGAAAGATGAACCCATGCTCTTCGTGAAGTTTCTTGACATATTTAATCGCATCACGCAGAGGAGGAAGTTTGCGAATTGCAGCACTCTCATTGAACATCCGAATCAAACGCTTTGCTTCTTTACGTTCAAGGCCGTACTTAACGTCCATTTTATAGACGCCATTCACTTTTACTTCATAACCGTGACGTTGCATCCAGCTACCGAAGGCATATTCCCAGTCTAGCAAAACGCCATCACAGTCAACAAGTATCACTTTCTCATTCATCATTCATAATCTCTCTTTCTCAATCTATACACATAATATAATACATTTCGGGGGGAAAGTCAAGGGCTTTTTTAAATTATTTTGGCATTTTTTCCATCTTTTTTCAATTCTTCGATTTTACTAGCTGTTTCACACTTTCCGCAACAATGCTCAGTCCCACATTTAGAGTGACCTTCTTCCTTAGTTACAATCTCGTATGAATATGGTGCTTCAAGCGGGTTGTCTGGATATTCTTCAATCACTCTAAATGCGTCCTTGTTCATTGACTTTACCTTTATATTATAGCAGTAACCTCACTATTTGTCAAGAGATTTTTTTCTGCGAGTTGCTGGTTTCTTTTTAGGTTTGGCTTGTGGCTTTTCTACAACTTCTTCGACAGTTTCTTCATCTTGCTTTACGATAGCACCCATACGCTTGATTCGCTCTAATACTTCATCACCATCAAGCCACAAATCTTTGTTGTTTAGTACACTATCAATTTCTTCTTCTGACAAGAAGTCTTTGTATACTTTATGTAAGAGATTATCAGACCACTTACGCTCATATACAATATTATCATACATCTCACCACCTTTGCCGATAGTGCCGCCAGAGTAATTGTGAATCATAAACATAGAATGTTCTGAAATCTCAAAGACGCTTGCTTGTAAGAAAATCATCGTTGCTGCCGACATACAAGCACCTTCAATGCTTGCAACAACAGTAGCTTCAGTCTCTTGCAATACTCGCATAAACTGAACTGCAGTCAGTAAATCACCGCCATGAGAGTTGATAATCAATCTAATTACATCATGCTCTCCAGAATTTCGAATAATCTCAAACCAGTGAATGTAATTGTCCGGCGATTTAATATCACCAGAAATATAGAAAGTGTGAATTGACCCAATTGGTCGATTTGGGAAGTAATCTCTTTTTGGTCCAGAGAAAATATCTAATTCGTTAATCAAACTTAATTCTTGATTCATTATATGTTACCTACTTTTAATTCGTTGCTACCTAGTTTTGCAATCCAATACGCATCGATAATATCGCTTGATGGATTCCACATCTTTTCGCTTTGACCTAACATATTTTTTAAATTATAGCCAGTCTCAGCAATAAATTCATCTTCCATTAATTCTTTATTAGAATTTCCTTTGCCTGTAGCAAATTTTTTAATTACCGTCGGTGGGTAAATGTGAGTAGGATAATCTTGTAGCCAAAGTTTATATTTTAATAGTGCAGTATTTTCTGCAATGTTAAACACACGCCCCTTCGACCCCATAGAATAACCTTCTATAAAAACGTGTTCAACATCATAGTGGTCTAGTAGAGTTAAAGCCCACGTTGATATGTTATTATATCGTTCAATATCCCCTTCATATTCTGGGAACATCATTCCCCTATATCTATCCTTAGATAACTCATATTTTTTTGTAGAAGTTAAAAAAAAGAATAGGCAATTGCTTATGTGGAACTCTTCAGCATCATTACATATGCATATTGCAGGAGATGTTAATGAATAGTCAATTCCTGCTATAACTGTCATTATACCCCTTCGTCTTCATAGCTATCAAAGTCGAGATGGTCAAACCCTGCTGGGTCTTCATCATCAATCTCATCTACTATGTATCCGTCTGGGTATTCTAATTCTTCAGCGCAGAATGGACAATACGTAGGCTCGGATAAAGATTCCTCAACTACTACTGAAAATTCAAAATCGCACGATTCACATTCGATGGTATGTTTTATGTTTGGCATAGTACCTCCTAAGTTTGCTTGCCATGACTTATACGTTCTCAGTATATATCACAGCAAGCATCTTAAGACTTAGAAGGCTAGGGTTATAGAGAAAATCCTTTAAAAGTATCTTCACCTACATCTTGCTTTACGCCACCAATAACATAAGAAGAGATTTCAGTTTCTTGGGGTGCAACTTGTACGCTACCTCCACCAATCCACTTCTCAGTCCACGGCAGTGGGTTAGCTTGAGGTGTTTTGTATGGAGATGCCATTCCCACACTCTTCATGCGCTTATCACCAATCCATTCGATGTAATCAGATAGCAATTGAGCATTCAAACCAATCATAGAGCCATCTTTGAATAGATAGTTTGCCCATTCTTTTTCTTGCTCTACTGCATCGACAAACATTTGAATAGTCTCTTGTTCTGTTTCGTCTGCAATCTTAGCAAAGTCTGGGTCGTCTTTTACTAGACGCTTAATCATCTGTTGAGTTGATGCAAGATGCAAATTCTCATCACGTGCAATCAGCTTGATGATTTTAGCATTGCCTTCCATCTTCTTCAATTCTGCGAATGCCCAAGAGCAAGCAAATGAAACATAGAAACGAACACCTTCAAGAATATTAACACTCATCAATGTAAGCCAAAGTAGCTTCTTCAATTCGTAGAGGTCAACCTTGATGTTACGTGCTTCACGATTGCTAATAATTTGATGTGAGCCTTCACCCAACAATTGCCACCATTGAGTATTCTCAATTAGAGCATCATAATATTTCGAAATATCTTCTGCGCAATCAAGAATTTCTGGAATGTCCATAATCTCATCAAACACTTTTGTTGGATTAGAATAAATATTTCGAATAATATGAGTATAACTACGACTATGAATAGTCTCAGAGAATGACCACGTTTCAACCCAAGTTTCAATTTCTGGCAATGATACAATTGGCAAGAACGCCATATTAGGAGAACGCCCTTGCACAGAGTCAAGCAAAATCTGTCTCTTTAGATTTGATGTGAAAATGTGTTGTTCGTGCTCAGTTAAGTCTGAGAAGTCTTTCCTATCTTTACTCAAATCAACTTCATCTGGCCGCCAGAAAAAGCCAAGCTGCTTATCCGTAATCTTATCGAAATTAGCATACTTCACTTGGTCATAACGTGCAATGTCAACCGCTTCGTCAAAGAACATCTTCTTGTCCATATGACCTTTAACATTATTCTTATCGAATACAGAATAACTCATTCATTCATCCTTCTTTATATTGTGCAGCTATCGCAAACTTCATCATCAAGTTCGCCCTGTTTTAATTCATCATCAGCAAATGTAAGTTCGCCTTGACCGTCATATGTGTTGAAATAATATAACTGTTTATGTCCATACTTGTAGCAATTTAACAAATCTTGAAGCATTACAGACATAGGAATCTTTTCGTCTTCAAAGAATTGTGGGTTGTATGATGTATTGATAGAGATACCTTGGTCAATATATTTTTGCAAGATAGCGGCAATTTTGATATACCCAATTGGCGATTCTTGATTCCACAACAAATCATACTTATTTTTTAGTCTGTGATATGAAGGAACAACTTGCTTCAAAACTCCATCTTTAGATTGCTTCTCAGACACAAATGCTCTCGGCGGCTCAATGCCATTTGTTGCATTTGAAATTTGAGAAGAAGTCTCTGAGGGCATCAATGCCATCAATGTAGAATTACGAATACCTGTTTCTTTTAGTTGCTCTTTCAATCCAGTCCAGTCTAAAGTATACTCTCTTTTTACTAGACTGTCAACATCTTTTTTGTATGTGTCGATAGGTAAAATGCCATGACCATACTTAGTTTCCATGAGCTTTGGAATTGCACCCTTCTCTAGAGCCAAATCCGCAGATGCTTTGATTAGATAATAAGACCAATGTTCTGCCCACTCATCTACGAGTTCAAACGCACTCTCATCATATTTGACACCATTCTTAGCAAGAAAGTATGCAAAGTTGATAATACCAACACCAAGAGGTCTACGATTGAATGTTGACTTTTCTGCAGCAGGTACTGGGTAATCTTGATAGTCCAACAATTCATCAAGGGCCCGAACAGCAAGTTCACAAGACTTCTGCATTTCTTCTGGCGTCTTAAAAGAACCCCAGTTAATAGCAGATAGGGTGCATAGTGAAATTTCTCCCTCTTCATCGTCAGAAGAGTTTAGTGGTTTTGTTGGCAAATCAATCTCACAACATAAGTTTGATTGTTTGATTGGTGCTTCTTTTTCAATAAATGAGCCATGCTCATTCGCATGGTCAACATTCATAATGTAGATTCGGCCAGTATCTTTGCGTTCTTGCATTAGAGTAGAAAATACGTCTTCGGCCTTCAAAGTCTTTTTCTTAACAGAACGAGACCGCTCATACTTTTCATAGAGTTCTTTAAATTTATCTTGGTCTGCGAAAAATGCATCATACAAATCTGGAACTTCATCTGGAGAAAATAGAGTAATATCACCACCAGTCAAAAGACGCTCATACATCAACTTATTAAGTTGGAATGCATAGTCCATATGACGAACACGATTATCTTCTGTGCCCTTGTTGTTCTTCAATACAACCAAATCTTCAAACTCTAAGTGCCAAACTGGTAGATATACAGTTGCGGCTCCACCACGAACACCCCCCTGAGAACAAGACTTAACGCTTGCTTGAAATAGCTTCAAGAAAGGAATGAGTCCGGTGTGCATAGCATCACCCCCTCGAATAGATTGACCAAGCGCCCGAATACGACCAGCATTAATACCAATACCAGCTTTCTGAGAAATATATCGAACAATTGATGTTGATGTTGCATTAATAGAGTTCAGGCTATCATCAGACTCAATCAACACACATGAGGAGAACTGTCGTGTTGGTGTACGTAATCCAGCCATAATTGGTGTGGGTAAAGAAATCTTAAATGTCGAAATCGCATCATAAAAATCTTTAACGTAATTCAGCCGAGTTTCTTTTGGGTACTTGGAGAAAATAGTTGCAGCAATCATCATGTACATGATTTGAGGCGTTTCATAATACTCTTTTGTAACACGATTCTGGCAAAGATATTTCCCTCGCATCTGCTCCATAGCAACGTAAGTGAAGTCATCATCACGCTTATGCGAGATATATGAGTTTAGTGTATTGATTTCTTCTTCTGTATATAGAGACAAGATTTCTTTATCATACTTATTATTTTTAATATTTTTATTGATGATTGTCAATAAGTCTAATGGCTCAAACCCACCATATACCTCTTTACGTAAAGTGTAGTTGATTAGACGCCCAGCCACATACTGATAGTTTGGCGTGTCTTCACTAATCAAGTCTGCAGAAGCTTTGATAAGAGTTTCTTGAATATCTTTCGTAGAGATACCACTATAAAACTGAATATGAGACTTCAACTCAATTTCTGATGCAGATACGCCAGCGATACCGTCACAAGCCCACATAACAACTTTGTGAAACTTATTCAAGTCTAGTGGAGCTTTTTCACCACTTCTTTTAATTACGGTAATTGTTTCTGACATACTATTCTCCAACTATATCTTCTGCCATAGGAAAAATCTTGGCAATAACTTTAGCACACTCTACTGCAATATCCATGTGCTCTTTTTGTGTACCATTGCCCGCTCTTAACTCAATATAATGAATCCAACTTCGCAACGTGCCGTTCATATACATTCGAGATTCTGTCAAACCCTCTGGCAAGACTGCTCGGGCCTGTTCTTTTGCAATACCATTATCTAACGCCCACTTATACGCATTGTGTGCAGCGAGAACAACTTTATCTTGTTGAAGAATCCATTCGTCACTTAATTCTTTTTTCTTTTTATTGAGTTGCTCCAATCGCTCTTCTTTTGTATAAAAGTCATTTTCTGGCTCTGGTTGCATCTCATCTAATGGAATAGAGTTTTGGCGATTTTTTGGGTCTTGTAAACGAGCATCTCTACGAACAAATCCTAGTCCACTTTTATCTCCAACCTCAGCATATCTCTGACTAAACTCTTGAAAACTAAAACTTCGATGGCGTAGAATTTGTCGTGCAATATCACGGGTAGTCTCAACCTCAAGAGTAGCACTCGCCATTTCTAACGGAGACCAGTGCTTATGTTTAATTAGATAATTGAGAAGCTTCTCCGAAGTTTCTTTATTGATTTGATTTGCTGGGTTAGATACTCTAGCGCAAAAAGCAATCATTTCTTGAACGTCATCGATACCTTCTTCAATCATTTCTTCTGCTGGCTGAGAGTACGAAATTAGTTTAACTTTCATTTAACACCTTTTCCAATTAGATAGCGCAAGCTTTGCTGCTGCACCATTATATGTCGATTTTTTAATAATGTCAACCACGTTTTTTGTAGATAGTCCAGACATTACCATATCATTAATATCTTTTTCTATAGTTTCATTTTGGTCCCAGATACAGACACTAAACCCCAAGTCAATAGAATTATTCATTATTTGAATTACTTCTTTATTTCTTGGTTGATTGTCAAACACTAGGGTAGTTTTTTCTTTAGGCAGTAACCCCTGAACTTTCTTTAGGTCAGAGCCGCTAACTGCGACAGAATTTTTTATGAACAGAGAATCGATTGGCCCCTCTACCACATAAATGTCTTCATTAAAGTCTAACTCATCCATTCCATATATCAATGGCGCATCTTCGTCAATCTTAATAGAAACATAACGTAAAGATTCATTGCCAAGGGCCCGACAAACAACAGCTATTAGCTTGTGCCTCTCATTATAGAATGGGATGCACAGTCTAGGCTCTTTGCCAAGTATTCTGTCTTTGTATTTCTCACTCAGCTGTTCAATGTCTGCAATGTTAGATATGTAGTAGAGTTTTGAATAAGCTTCTACGGGAATTTTTCTTTTCTTTGCGTATTGAACAGCGATATTATCATCTGGTAACTCATTCAGAGGAGTGAGTATCTTATCTAGCAGACGCTTATCCTTATTTTCTTTAGAAAAAGAGGGGGTAGAAAAAATATTTGGATTTATTTTTTGTGGAGTTTTGTGGGGCTTGCGGCCAGTCTCACCTTCTTTATATCTTTCCATAACATAATTATCATATACCGACTTATCTAAATTCTTTAGAAAGTTGCCAAAGTTCATACCTGAGCCGCAATTGTGACACTTATAGAAGTAACCACCCTTTTTGGCATAAAGATAGCCACGGGTTTTCGTTTTATTTTTGGAAGAATCTCCGCAAAGAGGGCAGCGGAAGTTGTATAGGCGAGAATCTTTGCGCTTGAACTTCTCTAGCCTATGCGATATTTCGCCGATGTATTTCTGGTCAATCCAGTCGCTCATATAAAAAACTCCCATGGAATAGTATGGGAGTAGTATACATCGAATCTATCAGTATGTCAAGCTTTAATTTAAAAATCTTGGTAGTTGAGAAATAAACCAACCAACTACAGCAGCACCACCTATTATTAGAAATCTCCATCTTTCTATTACAGTCAATCGTTTAGAGACTTCAAGATGATGTTCTGCTTGTGATTTTTTTAATTCTTTTATTTCGTTTAGTAATATGTTATGCGAGTTCTGAATTTCTGCTCGCACATCTTTTTCTAATTTGTCTTGCTCATTATCAATTTCTTTTCTTCTTTGCTCTAGCATGTGTAGAATCTCTTTTGATATTTGTTCTTGTCTATCAATCTTAGATTCATGCACGGCTAAGATTTTACCGATGTTTGATGATACCTCACTCAGCTTTTCGATAGTCGTGTCAAGCCTATCAAAGAGACCACTCATTTGGTGAATATCTCTTTTTAAGATTTCTACGTCTGTAGTAAGCTTGACAATCTTATCGTTTTCTGGCATCATCCAACCCTATTACTTCACTGCATATTTTGTATTAGATGTTGCGAAATTTTTCTTACGCATCACAGTCTTAGCAACGAGGTCCAACTCTTGAGATTTACTATCCCACTTCAATACAAATGGCATATTAACATCAGTTTGCATATCTGTCAAGACCGCTTGTGCATCTGGACCAAGTTGTGCAATCTTTTTTCCGTATTGTTTGTGAGTTTGCTTGAATAGTCTAATCAATTCGGCTTGAGTAATTTGCTTTTTGTTTCGAGTATCATTAACTCTATCCAAAAAGTGTCTAGTAAACTCTACATCAATACCAAGCTTTGCGAATAGCTTATCTGCATATTTCTCAATAGATTTTAGAATAGTTGGAGTAATTTCACCCTCTTCGAAAAGAGTTTCGATATGCTCATCTAAATCAACACTCTCTTTAAAGATTGATTTACCAGAACTACCATATCTTAAGAAAATCATTTCACCAGTTTTTTCGTCCTGAATGATGATAGGCTTCTTAGGATATTTTCTGCCAAATTCTCGAATTGCGTTACCGACAGAATCGTTACCGACGTACTTATCATAACGCAGATATTTTTTCTTTCCAAGTCTCGAACGGCGCATTACATCGTTACCAACAACAAATACATCGTTTTTAGCGAATTTGCCCATCTTAACAGGAGGATTTCCGTCTAAGCCAGCAACTCCAGCAGTAGTAACAGTTTCTTCATTAGAAACTCTCTCTACAAGTTCTTGTCTAGTTTTGGGAGAATTTTTAAACTGCTCATTGAAAAGCTTTTCTAAGCCATCTTCATCTAACGTATATAGATGCTCTTCTTCTTTAAGAAGCAAAAGCGCAGCAGTAAATGACGCTAATTTCGTTTTACCGAAAGGAAGCTTCTCAATAATTATCTTTAAATTTCTAATTAGCTTATCGAATTCTGTAAGAGTCTTTTTTTGAGCAGGAGTTCTGTCTTTTTTATCGACAATAATCTCACCGTCTTTATTAATTAAACCTTCTTTGTAAGCATCCCACTTATCAAAAGGAGTAACCAACTTCTTTAGAATTAAATATACTACGTATAGGTCTACGGCTCTAGACATTATTTTTTAACCTTAAGTATAATTTTAAATCCAACACCTCAGTGTCTTTTAATTCTATATATTTCAGATAAAGCAAAAACGCATTCAAAACATCATGATTTTCTTCGTCAACTTTAAACCCTAGCAGTTTTGCTGTAACATAAGGCTCAAATACGTTATTCAAAGATATTATATGATTTAATATCAAGCGTTCTTTTAAAATACCCTTTTGAGAATATTGATTAATCAAACGCTTGATATATTTAATAGTTTTTAAATCATCAAAAAACTCTAGAATAGACGTGCAGTTTGGATTATTATAGTGCATTGAAGCAAAATCTTCAAATGTCTGTTCTGTCAATTCAAGTTCTTTCATTAAACACTCACATATAGTTTGGGGGATTTCTCCCCCATTAATGATATAAATTATCTTAGAATGACGTTAGCGCCGCTCTTTTGATTAGATTATCACCTACAGCAATATAGATATAATCAGAATCCCAGAAAATAGTACCTGCAGAAACAACGTCACTAGATGATGCTGGAGTCTTTGCAGTTCTTACACGAATTGCATCAGCATTTACATCTAGCTTAGAGGTTGGTGCTGAAGTACCAACACCAAGACGGTCATTGCCACCATCAACGAATACCATATTCGCATCACCAGATGTTTCAATACGAGTATCTTTATCAACACCAGCTTCGTTTACTACCAAACCACCATCAAGAACAGTGTCTGCGTTAATTGTTGTAGTAGTACCAGTGACTGTTAGTTCTGTAGTCATGTCTACTGCTGGCACAGTAATATCTGAGAAAAAGTTAGCAACTGTAACTTTTTTGTTTACTGGTGTTGTTGCTGGGTCATCAACAACGTGTAGTAGGTCATCTGATGATACTGTGTTTAGTGCAGTTAACTGCGTAATTTTCTTATCTGCCATTAGTTTTCTCCTAAATTATATTAACCCAACTTAATGGGAATTCTACTTGCGGGACTCGCACCACATGCATACTTAGTATGCATCTAATAAACTTTTTTTATTATACTGGGTCAGTGTCAGCACCGATAGTTGTATCATCGGCATCGTCATCTGAACCACCATCTGCGACAGATTGCATTGAACCCATAGCAACTAGAACTTCAGTCTTGTTGCGAGTTGCGCCTTGTGCATCAGTGTATGTTGAAGTTGTTACCCAACCTGCGTGCGCAACACCTTTATCTTTGTTTGCTTGAATAGTAGCTTCTGTAGCATCAATACCAGCAGTCGCTGCTTTTTCGTCTGCAGTTAAGAATTTAGGCTTATCTGCTGCTTGGTCTGTATTACCCCAAAGTGACATAATAGTTCTCCTTTTTTATTTTATTTATGTGCTTACTATTTATGAAATGTAAGTGTTTAGTTCGTATTTTTTATTATCCATATTATAAACTTGGATTTGTAATGCTTGTCGTACTGGCTTATCATTCTTAGTCAGCTTGATAGAGAAAGAATTTGTTTTGCCTGAAGATGGCTTTCTAGGACCGAAAGAAACTTTTCGCTCATAATCATCCATGTCGACCTCATAGCCTTGGTCTTCTGCATTCTTAATAGCCGCCTGAATAGCATTAGTGTAAGTCATATGATATAGTTTATATGAACCCTTCTTGGCTTCGTCTAGGTGATACCCTGTGTCATCGCAGTGGTCGCAACCTTCGCCCTTACACTTTGGGCATTCAACTTTCTTTTCAGAAATAGTTGGATTAATTTCAATCTTCTCTTTTTTACCTGATAGCTTCTTATCAGATTCTTCGTTAGATTCTGGGGCTTCGTCTTTGCCTTCCCAGTTTTTATCGATGTAATCATAAAATTCTTTCTTCTTCGCATTATCAAGTTGAGAAGGAGAAGTTACACCAAACTTCTTTAAAGTTTTCTTGAAAAATTTCTGGTAGTCAGTATTCTCTGACATACTACACGCACCCTCATGCATCTTGCCACATGCTTCGCACATGACTTTCTTTTCCATAACATTTTTGACTGCAAGGGCCAATGATTTTGCAACTGAGTCGTTAAGAATTGACATTTTAAGATTCCTCTATTTTTATTTTTAATTCTGTGTGGCCTTTGATAATTCTATGATACGAATAAGCCTTAATTTCTATTGTGTCGCCGATAGAAAGGGATTTTGGTAGTTCATTGTCAGTTTGAAACTTCCAACCTTCACCCTCAAGTATCGTAACAGTTCTATCTTGTTTATCTCTATGCCACACCAATTCTTCTTGAAGGACATCTTCTGAGAATACTCTTATATTATCATTATCAACATATGGATTTACCAAAACTTAATCCTTCCCCTTACAGGCGGCTTCATGCTTTTTAATATTCGCTTTAGTGTAACCTTTACCACATTTTGAGCAAGGTACTCTTTCTTTTTTAAGGTGCGCTTCACTCATCTTCTGCTTAGTATCTTCAGACTTAGGTACACCAAGATTCCACTTACCGGTTCCTCTTTCTTTGTGAGTCCGTTTCATTTTTTCTATTGATTCTTCACGATGTTTAAGTCCAGTTTTGAGTTCACTCATCTTCTGTCTATATTCTTCACTTCTCACTGCACTCATATGAATAGCCTTAACTTCTGGTCTTCGCATAGGATTCTCATCACCATACGCTTTGTAAACAGATAAAAAATGCTTTTCCACCGCTTCATCATTTCTATAATCACCTTCATCGAATACGCCTTCAAAAGATATGCCTAATGCTTCTGATATTTTATGTTCTATCATTGTGGAACCTCAACTTATTAATTTATACACTTATTTATAAATTTTAGTTCCGCCAATAATAATTACCAGAAGTATTGCCCCCCACCTTCTAGTCCCAACTCTTTAGCATACATCGGTAGACGGCATGCCCAATACCCAGGAGTAGTCTTATCTTTTTTTGTGTCGCACTTATGTCTAGCGACAAATGACTTACGTGCTTCTGGGTCATCAATTTTAGCTTTTAGTCCAGAAGTATCTCCGAAAGATACCTTAACGACATTGCCCTTATCGTTCTTAACATAAACATAGAACTTTTTAGAGCCGCCCCTTTTAGGCTTATTCAACTCAACTTTTTTCTCTTCTACGAGAGGAATATCTAAAGGAACTTCTTCGCCTTCGAACATGTCCCATTCGCCAATATCAGTATCTTCTATTAGATATTTATCTAAACCCTCTAACTGAAAATTGTGCTTTCTGGCTTCGCTGAATAGTAAGTAGTATGATGAACTATGAGGACGATATACAGAATGTAAAGGTATGCCTTCTTGAATTGCATACTCATATGCTTCTGTTGCAAACTTTTTAGTATAAAAATCATATAATGTTCTTGCATCAACGCCAGGAACAGTTTTTGCAATTTGAGCAGCATAATATCCTAAGCCGTGCTTTGGGTTATTATTACTTTCTTTATTCTTTCTATCCCAAACCTTCTTTAAAATGTCTGATGCAACATCATATGCCCGCTTGCTTGTTGTTTTGGACTTGAGGCGTTTGATTAGCTGTTGGGTAGTTAATTCTTCTAGTTCTCCAGGAGTTGCGTCTTTGTACGCATTAGTCATCTCATCAGTACCCCACTCCAGAGCCTCCTCTAGAGCAGTATCTAAACTCTCTCTTCTACCACGAATATCTCTAAGCTTTTTCATTACTTAATCACCCTTATGCTTTTTCCACAAATCCGCATCTGCAGTCGTTCTTGTTTTACCACCAACAATAAAAGAGTTTACTCTTGCAAATCCCCATTGCTGTGGGGTTGTGCCTGGTCGGTGTCCAGTTCTCCATGCAGCCATTCCTCTATCATAAACTTTTTTTAGAATTGAGTAAGAAATGCCAGATTTTTCAGATTTCTTTTGAAGACCTTCAATAGCTTCTTCAAGTTCAACTTCTTCATACTTTTCTTTATATTTCTTCGTGTACTTAGATTGTTTAGTCTCCGCAGACTTGTCTCCGGGTGCTGGCTTGTAAGCATCTGGATTATCGTCATCCATTTTCTTACCCTTATTAAAATGGGCAGCACGTTTGTCTTTTGTAGATTTTGCCATATCGCCAGCATAATATTTCGCAGGCTGAGAACCCTTTTTATCTTTAATATCTTTATCTTGCTTTACTTCAAATAGAGATTCGAATTCTTCATTTAGCATCAACGCCTCAAAATCAGAATCAAAAGATTCGCTCATTTTCTTAAATCGTTCTGCTTCTTTTTTCTTGACGACAGGAATGAGTCTTTTAGTTAGTTTCTTAACTAATGATTTCTTACTTGCAACTTTTTTGTCTACAATCTCTTTTGAAGAAATGCTCAAGTCGTTATAGTTAGAGCCAATCTTGCCTGCAAACTTAGCACGTACCATGTTGCGGGCTTGCTTTTCTGCACGACTTTTTATTTTGCCCATTGTAGCTTTTCGCTTCATCGCTCTTTTACGTGCAACTGCAATTCTACTTGAAAGTTTTTTCATTTGCCTAGATTTGGCAAGTCGTTGCTGCCTATCCAATACTTCATCAAGTTGATAATCTTCTTTAAGATTCATACCACTTCTTACAGCATCAAAAAGACCCTTGGCATCTTTGTCTGACATTTTGCTCGGTACACCCTTTTTGAATGATTCGAAATCATTCTGAGAAGCCAGCTTACGCATAACCGATGCAGACATAGAATCCGCACTCATACTCTTAGCTTCTTCTGAATCTGGGTCTACTCTATCACCAGAACTTACAACGTCAATCTTTTCAAAGTTATACTCTTTACCATTATACTTGTTTAATATCGCACTAAACTCTTTAATTCTATCGGCACCAACAACCATGATAATACTATCATAGCCAGAATCAATCTCCTTTAAAATCTGAAAGATTTGCTTAGAAGACGATTTTTCGATAATTGAACCAAATGCTTTTTTAGCATATTTAAGTTTGTCAGAATATGATAATGGATTTTTCTTTGGGTCTTGAGAATGAGATAGAAAAATCTTTGCATCAGCACGTTCTTTACGTGCAACAGATTTTACTTTACTAACAAGCTTTTCATGCCCATTAGTAATAGGATTCATTCTACCAAAAGAAAATACTAACGTCTTCATCTAAATCTCCGAATTTATTTTTGTTCCACTCAAATGCAAAAAGAGTGGAATTAACCACTCTTCTATTTAGTATTTTTTAAAATTACTCAAAATCTATTTGGGGGTATGGTAGTCTAGTATCTGGGTCTTTTGAGTAATTAACAACTTCAATAGAATTAGAATTTGCAATATCAGAAAATCTCTTATAAATTTTCTCTAACCCATTTGGGTCATCGTTCATATGAACTTTAACCATTCTATCTGGGTCAGATATACCATTTTTAGTAATATCATCGCCAACTCCATAGAATGAAGTTGAGCCATCTTCGGATGGAGTATAGTTCATATCACACCCAATGAACCCAATATGTTTTGGTCGTAAGAAGAGTAATGCCCAATAAGCAGCATTTAGTGTGATTGAAAATCCGCACTCTTCATGTCCACCAAAAGGATATAGTGCAGTAGAGTAACCTCGGTCTGGGAGAAGTACAAGACTCTTTTTCTTGTCATCATATACAAGTCTTCCATCTCGGGTAAACATTTGCTTACTACTAAAAAAATCTGTCGCTGGAAGTTCTTTTTTGTAATCTGGGGAAACAATGAAATAATCCCACTTTGAAGTTACATTCCATGCGTTATTAACCACAATAACTTTTGTTGTTTTTGGGTCAATATCCCAATCTCGAATATCGGTAGCGGACTTACCACTACCCACAATAATAACATTATCAATCATAATATCAATTCCTATAATATAATTTTAGTTAGCTTTTTGGGAATCCACTTTTACTAAGTTTCAGAATCATGTGCATGGGACCGTCAGCAACAATTCTAATTGCACCATCAGAATACGAATTATCAACAAACCCAACAAAATCATATGAACCTGAGTTTGTGAGATAGTAATGTCCATGCACAGTATTTGCTACTGGGTCTGAAACTCGACTCAAATCAATCTGCTTATCTTTTTTGCAACCCCAAAAAAGTTCTTTCACAGTCACTTTTGATGTATTAGAATCAAACGTTTCATTTGATAAAAGAATGTCCGAAGAGTCTAATTCAATTTGAATAATACCACCAGCACTCTCCTGCAAATAGCACTTTAATACGACTTCTTCTTCTGTCTTTTTTAATGGATGAACTGTTGACATTATACTGAGTATCCCACTTTAACTGCTTTGACTACAACATCGTCGGCAATTTCAAATGTATCTGACGAGTCTTTTTGAAGATTCAAAATCTCTCCAGCCCCAAGTGTAACTGATGCAATTGTTGTTCCACCAGAAGTCTTTCGTGTGACTAATGTGTCTGTAGTATCATCAGTATTAAACAATCGTACTAATGTTGCATTGCTAATATTGTTTGCGGTGGATAAATTAACCTCTTCCGCCAAAATGTTTAATGTAGATGCCATTTTATTTACTCCAACCTTTTATAATTTCTTTTGAGAAGTTGTTATATGAAAATTCTAATCTGTCAACAAGTTTGACTGCATTACCTGATACTTTATCAATAGCGACATAACCTTCAATACCAGTCACTTTATATCCTTTATCAGTAAGGACAAAAGTATCTAAAGTCTTAACAGTATTCAACTTTTTAATAATCATCTCTTTTGCATCAGCAATTAGATTCATCAAGTCGAAAATGAGGGAGAGTTGTTCTGCGTATCCTTTTGCGAACTTTGTTGTTCTGTCTCGCTTTTCTCGTTGCGGAGCCTTGCCCCTCTCTGTTTTCTTTTTGTCGATTTCCCCTGAGTAGTAAGAATCAAGGTATTCTGCAAGCTGTCTGGCGTGCCGTCTTGTGTTCGTAATTTTCTTCCCACTTCTCACCTTCATATTATTAAACGTTTTGATTCGCACAAGCAAATCTTCATCATTAGATATAGAATTTAATATCTTACTATCTATACTATTAAAAATCTTACCTGCATTAGATAAGATTGAAGTTAAAGAATCGGTCTCTTTTTTAGTAAATGTCGCATTACCAGTAACATCACGATATGTGGCATCTGCCATCCATACGGATTTAGATTTCTTAAGTAATGGAACTAAGTCAGTGCCGAATGAAGCTTTCATATCTTGAAGAGTAGGTCCATCATACTTAGTGTGCCAAACAATACCCATCTTAGCACTCATTAAAGTTTTACCTAAACCAGATTTTACTGGCACTGCATATGCGATTGTGTTTGGGTGAAAAAGAACATGAGGAACACCATCAATATTTTCTTTCTTCAAATCGCTTTTCGTAAACATCATGTCACCTTGAATAACGCCCTTCAAGTGACTAGCGACCTTTTTTAATTCATCAAATGCAATTTTTAGCTTTTCATTTAAATCACCACTATGATTCGCATCAATGTCAGCATGGGATTTGTTTAGTTTTGCATTTTTTGCAAAAACGCCTTTAGTACCAACAAAGAATTTTCCATCAGATGGGTCTACTCCAGCAAATACAGCTGGAGCACCATCCCACTTTACAGTGAGGTCAACTTTACTTTTTGAGTTTCCAGCAAGAGTATCACGAATAGAGCGCAAAAAGTTGATTGCGCCTCTTGCCCCAACTACACCGCCATTCAAAACATTATCTTCAATGTGCTCCATATGAAGATTTTTTTGTTCTGTCAAATACTGATTAAAGCTGAGCATCATTATTCCCCAAATAACTTTTGAATGTCTTTAGAGTTATCAAGACTATATGGAGATTTATTCTTAGTCAACATACGACCGATACAACGTAGTTCAGCTCTACGGGCTTGAATAACATCTTCGCTACCAGCCTTTTGTGAAAATGAACGGCTTGTTGAGCCTTTAGTATCTCCAGCGTAGCCAATACGAACCTCAACATTAATCTCACCCTTAAATGGAGGTACTGGTAGATTCAAAGGATTCTTACCCATATAGAATAGTCCAGCTTTACCAATTTGAATGTAATAAACATTCTTTCCGTTGTATAGGTTCGTGATATATCTAGAATCTAATTTTACATAATTC